CAAAGTTGTTGAGCAGCAGGCTGTTGTTTCTGCTCCGGTTAAGGACGAAGGCCAGGATGCAGGCGAAGTTGATCATATCGCTGAGCTTGAAGAGAAGCCTGTCAGCCAGTGGAGTAAGGCAGAAGTAAAAGAGTATGCAGAAGCAAAGGGCATTGATCTGTCCGGTACAAAGAATGTCAATGAGGCAAAGGACCGTATCAAGGCGGCTATGAGCGGTTCTGAGGAATAAGGAGGACGCTTATGACGGATATTGAGAAAATCAAAAAGGAGATACGCGAGGAACAGGCTCCGTACTTCGAAGAGGACGACTTTCAGTACTATCTGGATAAGAACAATGGTGATGTCAACGCCACAATATATGAGATGTTGATCATCAAGTCCGAAGATTCAACAATAGCCGTCAGTGGTCTGAATACTCAGGATACATCCGGCTATTTCAAAAGGTTGGCGTCTCGGTATAGGAGTTACAATTCAGGCATACTTGCTGGAAAGTGAGGTGCTTATGATCAATAAACAATTCGAGGCGTATAAAGTCAAACGTGAGATCAAGAGGAGCGGTACAGAGTACACGTTCGTTCGTAACGAGGCAAATGAGTTTGGAGAACCAACAAGTGACACCACAACGTTAGGAAGCATCAAAGGTTTGTACCATGAGCAGAATAGCAATGTGGCTGTAACTACTGGTGACACAACTCAGACTCGTACGAAGAAAATCCCAATGGTGTTGTGCCTATGGGATGATGTAAGTCCTATGGTGTTAAAAGTTGGTGATACGACTACAATCAATGGCAAGGTGTTCAAGGTCACTGGTGTCACCAATATCCAGGAATGGGGCATCATAGCAGACATAAGTTTGGAGATAGTGGACGATGGCGTTCAAGCTTGATTGGAACGGTCAGGACATTTCCAAAAACCTTGCCAAAATGGAACAGAAGCTCGGTGCAGTTGTCCTAATGTATGCAGCAACAAAGGCCAGCGAGATTGAGGCTAAGATGAAGATGAACCGTCCGTGGACAGATAGGACAGGGATGGCAAAGACAACATTGAATGCTAAAGTATCTCAGCCCAATGCTAACACAGTCCGGATCACGCTGGCACATGGTGTTGATTATGGTATATGGCTTGAAATTGCTCACAATAAAAACTGGTCAATCATTGGCCCAACGATTGAGCAAGAAGGACCAAAGATCACGAACGACTTACAAAACTTGATGAATAAGTTGCAATGAAGGAGTAAATGATGATCGATACGAGTACGTTCGAGTATGCCGATAGTCGGTGGCAAGACTTGTATCGGCATCTCAAGAAAAAGGGCTTTGATGTAAACAGCCCAGGAGTCAAAGTTGGTGAGTGCACAAGTGCTTACTTAGTGGTTAAGAATAACGGTGGTTCGAAACATAATAGTTTCAGCACAAGCGTCGATACGTACGACATTATGTGTTATGTGCCAAAGCAGGCATACAGTAGTCTGGAGCCTCTGGTGCAGTCAGTGAAAGAAGCAATGAAAGAGCTTGACCCTCTTTTCAAGTGGAACGGTGCAGACACCGGAAGCTATTATGACGACAGTGTGCAGGCGCACATGTACACAATTACGTATAAGAATTACAAAAAATTGTAAGGAGGAAATAGCGAAATGAGTATCAAGAAAGCAAAAGCTGAGATCGCTACCATTGATTGCGAACTGATTACCATTTCGGTTGGTTCTGGAGCAAGTGCAAAGGAATTTGGTTTCGATACCGCCAACCAGATTGAAGTGGAGCCTCAGATCGAAGAAGAGGATGCGGTCAAGTTGGTTGTTAAGGGACGTCTGAGAGCACAGAAGCCGCCTACAAAGACCATTACAGGCAACGAGATTACTCTTCACGACAACGTGTTCAATCCGGAGCTTGTACTCATTCTTCAGGGTGGTGAGATTCTGTATGATCAGGTCGATACATCCAAGATCATTGGTTACAATCCGCCTGTTGCCGGTTCAGATGACAAGGGCGAGGTGTTTACTCTGAATGCATATACTGCTCAGTACAATGCTGCTGGTCAGGTAGTGCAGTATGAGAAGACTTCATATCCTAACTGTACTGGTCAGCCGGTTGCATTTGGTTCAGAGGATGGAGCATTCAGAGCTCCGGAGTACACTATCAACAGTGCACCCAATACTGGTGAGCGTCCTTATCAGATTACGTATGTTGAAAAACTTCCTGATCTGATCGACGTAGACTCATCGGCAGTAACTCAGAACCTTGTTGGAGCAACCTCTTCGTTCACTGGTTATCAGACCAAGAATGGTCAGGCATTCACTGCTACGATCACAGCAGATGATGGACTTACTCTTGGCAGTGTAATCGTAACGATGGGTGGCACAGACATCAGTTCTACGGCAGTGGCCGGTGGTACAGTAACCATTTCAAATGTAACTGGCGATATCGTTATCACAGCTACAGCTTCATCATAAG